TCTTTTTTATCAAAATGTTCTGCGATCTGATCTAAATCAAACTCAACCTTTCCTCTAAGTCCCTCAACAGCATCATGGACTTTGACAAAATCATCATCAATAACACTAAAAGTTTTTCCAATCCATGAGAAATCAGGAACTTCATTAACTTCATTGACCCACTTAGGGAATGTGGGAATTTGATCCTGTACCTCTTGAACTGCTATTCTAAGAGACTGAATATCCTCTTCATAATATTTTGGTTCTGGAAGTTCATCAATGTTTTGATTTGCTAGATCTACGAGAAGTTCTAATCTCTCGATCTGCTCATCATAATATTTTACCTCTGGTATATCTGCAGCATTCTTTTCTATTACTGCTTTTACCAAATCAATCTGATCACAGATTGCTTCTATCTCTGCTTCATAATATCTAACCTCAGGTATATTCTCCCTTACCTGATTGATTTGTTCCGTTAAATCCTCTAATTCTTTATCATAATATTTTACTTCCGGAATATCAGGAATATCTTTCCGAACATCGTTGATCAAACGAATTAATTCTGGGAATGGTGGAATTATATCCTTTACTTCAGCAAACGATTTCCCTTCTGCATCTTCAATCGTTTGTACTGCTTCTTCTAATACTTCTGGTTCTTTTTCAATAAAGTCCTCAACAGAGGGTAACTCCTCTTCTACTTCCTCTGTTATAAATTCTTCGATTGATGGGAGATTGCTATAATCTTCCGTAAAGTCCTCAATCGAAGGTAAATCCTCTCTTGACATTGTATTAGTAACCTGTGTACTTTGGGATTTCTCTCCCAAACTTATTTATTGTTTTCTTTACGCTCACTCTTTAGAAGTTTTGCTAGTTCTGCAGTTGAACCAACAAATAGAGCATTAGTCACGTTAGATGGACCACGAGATTGCTTTTCTTCTTCAACATCTTTAAGTTTCTTCTGCAAGTCCATTAACTTGTCAGTTGCATCGGCAACATTTTTAATTAGTTGACCAGCAACTTCATATGCTCTTGGCATCTCACTTTCTTGTGCTAGTTCAAGAATACCATTAATTGCTTCTTGACCTTTTTCAATAATACTGTAGAGATTTCCTCTGGTGTAATCATAGTCTTTTTTGATATCGTCAGAGGTTTCTTTTATTTTTTGAATTTTTTCATTCACGACCTCAGGTTGTACAATGTCTCCTGCGACATTGAACTCGTCATTTAAAGTGTCAAATTTACTACTCATTTTTATGAAATCGTACCACTAAATCCGAAGTCGTCTCCTTCTTCGATCAATGCATTATCCGCAGCATTGATAATATGAACAGGTGCTCCTCTGACATGCTCTGCAACTGTAGATCCATCTTGACCTCTAAGAACAGTGAGTTTGTTATCTGAGATAGACTTGATAAAGAGTTCTTCACCATCAACATCAATGTAAGTCTTAGCAGTCAAACCGCTTGCATCTTCGACTTCAAAAGTTTTTGTAGTTTTGGAGATGTCCACAGAAAGTGTGGTTGCAGCATCACCTGTGTAATTTTTGACTGCTCTTGGTACAACAGAGTATGTAATTTCTCTTGTCGTATTGGTGGTATCTGTGCCAGAAAGATATCCAACAGTTGCTTTTTTGATGATATCTTTGGTTGCAGTTGTAACAGGACCAAATAGATATGTTTTTGCTGTAAATCTTAGAGTATAAAGAAGAACTCTTCTTGTTGTGTAATCACCTTCATAATCATCTTGCATTGTGATATTTTCCAATATAATAGGAATATCACGTTTTTCTTGAATTGACTCAACCAACTCTACACTTAAATTGTATGCAGGTTGAAAGTATGGCAAAATTTGCTCCACGATTTGAAGAGCATCATCATTCAATTTAGTCATGATGCTCAGTTCAAACTGCATATTGTAAGGAACTGGCATGAAAACCTTTTTGGATTCAGATCCGTTATCTGGATCCTTGACAGTGTACTGTTGAGTTGTGCTTACTTTTCTAGTTGAATCATAAGTCAATCCAGTAAACTCGAATGACATTCTTGGCAATGTCATTGCTGTTGATTTGCTTAAATCTGGTGACTGCTCAAGTCTTGCTAAAAACTTTTGCGTTGGTCCATAAGCCAAAGGGACTCTAACAACAGACACAACATTGTCTGAAGAATTTGTTTGCTTAATGGTAATAGAGTTAAAGAGAGTACCAAATGATATGATGGTTCTTCTCAATATCTCGTTATAAAAGTATTCAAACATTTCCGAATCCCTAAGATATTATTTGGTATAATAAGAACTATTTAGGGAATGCCAAATGGATTCTGTTCGGAGAAATCAAGAATAGAATCTGCTTCTGTTTCTATGTCCAAGTTATCCGCAAATCCATCATCCTCTGGATCCAGATCTACCTTTCTCAATCCATGAGTTGCACCAGATGTTGATCCAACAATATTCTCACCTAAAGTGAATGTTCCATCTACATTATAGACTTCAAGAATGCTGGCAGTAGAGTTCCAAACTTTAACTCTTGCTGTGGTTCCACTAGAAGATCCAGTTACAATTTCATTGAATACAAAATCTCCAGAGGAATTAAGATTTGGATCAGAAATCGTGACTTCTGGTTCGATTACATATCCAAATCCAGCATTTAAAATATTGATGTGACTAATGGTTCCAGCAGAACTTACAGTTGATATACCAGTTGCTGTTGATATACCTGGGAAATCAGTATAGTTTTTATCTCCAACGGTATTAGATATTGAGACTACTGGTGGTGTTAAATATCCACCACCACCAAATGTGACTGCGATACCTGTAACAACACCACAGTTTGGTCTACCAAATTCAAATACAGAAGTTGCTATACCAACATTAGTAGCAGAAGCAGACATTGTTAATGTTCCAGATCCAATAGAAGAAACAAAAGTTTCTGCTGGAATAAAGTTATAGGAATCACTATAACCAACACCAAGTCTTACTCTATCCCCAACGATAATATTTGTGGTAGTAATACCTGTAATGACACTAGATCCAATACCAACTGTGCCCTCTGTTTTAATTGAAGTGGATCTAAAGGTTGCAAATCCAAGTGCTCTAAAGTTTTCATCTGCTCCACCAGGACTTGCAATACTAACTGTTGGTGCGGTGAGATAACCGAATCCACTATTGCCAATACTAATTGTATTGACTGTTCCGGCAACTGAAACAGTGACAGTAGCAGTTGCTTGAACAGGTGATGGATTTCCAGTGAAAGATATCGTTGGAGTTACCGTATATCCTAATCCAATTGTTGCTCCAGTTCCAACACACCAAGAATCTGTAGTGCTGTTAAATCCAACAGCAGTGACGATACCTGTTATAGGATCAATAGTTGCAATACCAACTGCTGTTACAAGAGGAGTTACTGTTCCAATTCCAGTTCCTATCGTAACTGTAGGTGCTGTTGTATATGCTCTACCTGTTGTTGAAAATGCCACAGAACTTGAATCAATACTGCTTCCGGCAAGTCCGACTGTTGCTGCAGCTGTGCTTGTTCCAGGATGAGAAATAGTTACTGTTGGAGCACTAGTGTAGAATTTACCTCCGGTAGTAATTGCAAGAGTTTCTACAGTTCCTCCAGTTTGTGCTAATTCATCCAAAGTTGCGGTTGCTTCTGAAGCATTTCCTGTGCCCGTAGGTAATGCAAAAGTAACTGTTGGTGCTGTTCTATAGAATACTCCACCCGTTGTTCCTCCTGGGAACAAGAATGCCGAAGCACCGATACTTATAGTTGCAGATACAACACTAACACCACCACCAACAATAGGAGAGTCTAAGGTTGC